GACAGGTGTGGGGCAAGAGCGGCGCGCGCAGTTTCCTGCTCGACCAGGTCCGCGCCCGCATGTCGTTCACCAAAACCGTTCACGCCGTGGGCGACCTCAAGAACAAGTGGACGCAAGTCCGGGAAATCCTGATCGAGGATAAGGCCAACGGCCCGGCGGTAATCGACGTGCTCAAGGTCTCGGTTCCGGGCATCATCCCGATTGAGCCGGACGGATCGAAGCTGGCCCGCGCCCACGCCATCACCTCGTTTTGGGAGGCCGGGAACATCCACTTGCCTCACCCGGACATCGCTCCATGGGTCAAGGACTTTGTGGCCGAACTCCTTTCCTTCCCCGCCGCCGCGCACGACGATCAGGTGGACGCGATGACGCAAGCCCTGCGTCGGCTCTATCCGGCCTTTGGCCGCCTCCAGATCAGCCAGGAGGCACTACAGCGGGCCGCTACCGGGAGGGCCGCATAATGGGTGCTATCAAGAATATCACGACCTATCTCAAAGGCGTAAAGGACGCGAAGGGGAAAGCCCGTATCGCGGTTGATGCCAATGAGGCCAAGCCCTATTCATATCCGATCCAGGCCCCGGCAATCCCTTCGGGAGTTGTCCCGGCTGGTCGTACTGCCCCGGTCATGGCTATGGATTATTCCCCCTATGGCATGGGTACTGCGTCCTCCCTTGGCATGGGCTTTCCCGGTTTTGCTTACCTTTCGCAGTTGGCTACACGGGCGGAGTATCGAGCGTTTGCGGCGGCGATCTCCACTGAACTGACGCGGGAATGGGTTGAAATCGCCAGCACGCAATCAGACGGCGACGAATCCGGCGACAAAATCAAGGCCATCGAAGCGGAGTTCAAGCGCCTCAATCTTCGCGGGATCATGCGTGAAGCCGCCGAAATGGACGTTTACTTTGGCCGGGGGCAGATATTTGTGGACATTGCGGGTGCAAATCGGGAAACCCCGCTTATCCTTGACCCCAGGACGATCAAAAAGGGAAGTCTCGCCGGGGTTGTCGCGGTTGAGGCAATTTGGACCACGCCCTCTGCCTACAACGCCCAAGACCCGGCCGCGCCGGACTTCTATTCCCCAACAAAGTGGTTCATGCTCGGCCAAGAGGTTCACGCCTCGCGACTGTTGACGGTCGTTACCCGCGAATTGCCGGATATCCTCAAGCCCGCGTTCAACTTCGCGGGTATGAGCCTTTCACAGCTTACCGAACCATATGTGGACAACTGGCTTCGCACTCGTCAGAGCGTATCCAACTTGATTTCCAATTTCAGCACGACCGCGCTCAAGACCAGCATGGCCCAGGTGCTACAGGGCGATGATGGTGGTGCGGCACTGATGGACCGCGCCGCCTTGTTCACCCTTCTGCGCTCAAACCAGGGGCTTATGCTGTTGGACAAGGAAAACGAAGACCTTGTCCAGCTCAATGTCCCACTAGGGGGTCTTCATGAACTTCAAGCGCAAGCGCAGGAGCACCTGTGCTCGATTTCTCGCCTTCCTGCTATTATTCTCACCGGTATATCTCCCAGCGGCCTTAACGCCACGGCAGACGGTGAAATCCGCATCTTTTACGACTGGATAGCCGCGCAGCAGGAGGCTTTCTGGCGCAAGCCGCTCGAAACCATATTGAAGGTGGTTCAGCTTCACCTTTTTGGCGAGATCGACCCCGAAATCGTGCTGAATTTCGAGCCGCTCTACCAGATGGACCCGAACGAGGAAGCGGATATTCGGGTTAAGAACAGCCAAGCCGCGACCGCATACATCAACGCGGGCGTGATCGACCCGGCCGAAGAGCGCGAACGTTTGGCGAGCGACCCGGAGAGCGGCTACCAGGGGCTTGATGTGGACGCTCTGCCCGAGCCGCCGATAGGATCGGAAGAGGATGCCCCGCAGGGTGAGGAGCCGACCGATGGCCAGGAATAAGCCCACCGTCGCCCGCGCCACCCACGCCAACCGGGGCCTCGAAATGAAGTACCGGCGCAGCATCGAGGCGATGATCGCCAAAATGCACTCCAGTACCATTTACTGGCTCCAGGCGGCCTACCGCAAAGACCCGCCGCGCATGGCCGCGATTGTGGAACAGGCCCAGGACGCCTGGTTGCCGACGATGGAGATACTGGCCTCGCTCAAGGAACTGCGCGACCGCTGGACCAAGTTTTTCAGCGAGTCCGGGTACAGCGTGGCCAAGAAGTATGCGGCCCGGATGTTTTCGACTTCGGACAACGCCTTCCAAGCCTCGCTCAAAGACTCCGGTTGGGCCGTGAAGCTCGAAATGACCCCAGCCATGAAGGACGCCATGGAAGCGTCGATTCAGGGCAACGTGGGGCTCATCAAGTCCATTCCGGGGCAGTACCACGACCAGGTACAGGAAATCGTCATGCGCAACTACGCCGCCGGCCGTCAGTTGCAGCCCATGGTCCAGGAGCTTGAGGCGCTTTACCCGAAGGCCAAGCACCGGGCGAAACTGATCGCCCGCGATCAGTCGAATAAGATCCACGCGACCACGACCCGGGCCCGGCAGTTGGAACTCGGGATTACCGAGGCGATATGGATGCACTCGCATGGCGGGAAAGAGCCCAGGCCGGACCATGTTGCAGCGAACGGGCGCAAGTACAACGTGGCCGAGGGCTGCTTAATTTCCGGGGAATACATCCTTCCGGGAACGATGATTAACTGCCGCTGCACCTGCCGCAGCGTATTCCCCTTCGAGGTGGCGGCATGAGTTCCTTCGCCTTCGACAAATCAGCCCGCATGATCGACGCTGATGGCCGCTTGCATGTCGCCAAGTCGCATATAAGCAAGGCGCAAATTTCGCCGTATATCGGCCATGAAATCCCCGGTTACGAGTCCTTGGGGCTGGACCCGGACAAGGTTTATCAGCTTTTCCGCGATCCCAAGGAATTGGAGAAGGCCGCGTCGACCTTCGCCCGCCTACCGATACTGAAAGAGCATGTGCCGGTGACGGTCGAAGAGCCGAAACCTGACCTTGTGATCGGCGCTATAGGTTCGGATGTGAGTTTCGAGAGCCCTTACCTGGACGCCGACATTGTGTTCTGGGACGCGACGGCCATTGCGGGAATCGAAACCAAGGACGTCCACGAACTCTCCTGCGCCTACCGGTACGTCCCTATCATGGAGCCCGGAGAGTTTGACGGCAAACCCTTTGACGGCCGCATGACGGAAATACAGGGGAACCACTTGGCACTCGTGGAAGACGGCCGGGCCGGGCCGGATGTTGTTGTGGCGGATCGTAATCCTTTCCCAAAAACCTTTGAGGAGACAACCATGAAGATGACAAAACTTGGAAAGGCGCTGTTTGCCGCGCTGGGCATCGCTTCGCCCAAGCTCGCCGCCGACGCGGCCCTTCCCGCCCTTGTGGGAAACGCCGTCAAGAAGACCTTCGACGCCAAGAGCGTCAAGGCCAGTCTGATGGCGATGGACGCCAACCTGGACTCCGAACGGCTGGACAAGGTTATCGACTCCCTGCTCGGGATCGAGGACGGTCCGGACGCCCAGGAACTCGCGCCCGAGGACCTGACCGACGAAACCGCCGACGACGCCAGCCCCGCCGATGAAATCAAGGCCATGCTCTCGGGCAAGGTGGACGAAGAAACCATCGCCAAGATCTGTGCCATGGTCGCGCCCGCCGCTGCCGACTGCACGGCCAAGGACGCCGAGCCGGGCGAAGAAAAAGAGGAAAAAGGCATGAAAAAAGAGGAAGTCAAGGCCGCCATGGATTCCCTCGAAAAGCGCATCGAGAAGAAACATGCCGACGCCCGCGAAGCCGAACGCGATGTGCGCCCGGTAGTCGGTGACGTTATCGGCATGGACAGCGCCAGCGACATTTACGGCTTTGCCCTGGACCACCTCAAGGTGGACCGCAAGGGCGTCGAAGGCATCCCGGCCCTGCGTGCCCTGTTCAAGGTCGCTTCGGCCAAAAGCACCGGCGGGGTCACCGCCACCGTGGCCATGGACTCGGCCGGCCTGAAAGAACGCTTCCCCAACGCCAACCGTTTCAGCCACGCCTAGCCAATAGGTAAGGAGAAAAAACTATGTCTTTCCAGACCCAAGTAAACCTCACCCCTGCCCCGGCGCAGGCTGGTGACTTCGCTTCGTCCAATCCCCGCGTCAGCGTCCTCGCCGGCGAAGGCGGTCTAATCGCGGGATCCGGTGGCGTGATCGTCGGCAATTTCGCCTGGAACAACAACGGCGTCGTGCAGTCCTACGGCACCGCCCCCAACGCCCCGGACGGCATCGTGCATCGTGAGATGCAGGCCCTGATCCAGACCTACTTGGCCGAATCCGGCAACAACATTCCCCAGGGATTCCCGGTCAACCTGTTCAACGAGGGCGACTTCTGGGTCAAGAACAATAGCGCCAGCGCCACCACCATGAACGAGGCCGTCTACGCCCGCTATTCGGACGGTGCGGTTTTCTTCGGGTCCGCCCCCACCGGTGCGACCGTGACCGGCTCCATCGGCGCGACCTTCACCGCCTCGGCTGGCACTCCCACCACCCAGCTGGTCGTGACCGCCGTCACTGGCCTGATTTCCATTGGCGACACTGTGAGCGGAACGGGCATCACCGCTGGCACCACCATCGTCAGCCAGGCCTCCGGCACCACTGGCGGGGCTGGTACTTACAACTTGAGCGCGGCCAACACCTGCTCGGCTGCAACCGTTACCTCGTTCGGTAATGTGCTCAACGTGACCGCCGTCTCCTCTGGCACCCTTGCCATAGGAGACCCCGTAACCGGTACTGGAATTCCTGCCAGCGCCAATATCTCGGGCATCATCACCGGGACCAACGGCATCGGCGTGTACACCCTGGACGTGGCGGCCACCGCCTACGCTGCCAGCACCACCGTCACCGCCGTGGGCGGCGTAGTGACCAGCTGGAAGGCCAAGAGCGTGGCAAACGCCGGCGAACTCGTGAAGATTTCCACCTGGGGCTAGGCCAGAAACTTAAAAAGAACGGAGACAAATAAATGGACCCCATCCTTCAAGCCCTCATGCACCAGGCGGGCATCACCTTCATGGGTGTCAACCCCGCCTTTCAGGCCGACAACGCGGCTAAGGCCCTGCGTATCGCCCACGACGGTGGCTTTGCTTGCGATGCCCAGCCGTCGCTTGTGACTACCAGTTCGTCGGGCATCCCGGCTTTCCTGTCCACCTACATCGATCCGAAGATGATCGAAGTCCTGGTCGCCCCGATGAAGGCGGCCGAGATCGTCGGCGATGAAACCAAAAAAGGCGACTGGACCACCGAAACCGCAATGTTCCCCATGATCGAATCCACCGGCCAGACTTCGGCTTA